AGTTTGAAAAACAAGCTTTAGAAAACCAATTGGTTGAAGGGGTAATAGCAAGAGAACAATACGATAATAGTCTTTTAGAATTAGAACAACAAAGGGAACAAGAAACATTACAATTAAAGAAGAAAGAATTTGATTCCAATAAGAAATTGAATATGGCAAATGCTGTAATCAATGGAGCTCAAGCAGTCCTTCAAGCTTTAGGATCAGCACCCCCACCAATCAACATAATATTAGCAGCATTAGTCGGGGGATTAGCAGCAGTTCAATTCGGTGTAATCTCATCACAAGAATTTACAGCAGCAGGTGGTGGTATTGTCCCTGGTATTGGATCAGGAATGGTTGATACAGTTCCTGCAAGATTAGCACCTGGTGAAACAGTTATAAACGCTCAATCATCGGCTATGTATCCTGAATTATTGAACTCTATCAATATGGCAGGAGGTGGAATATCTTTAAAACCTGATATGCCAGCAACCAATAGTGTTAATCCTGAAGTTAAATTATTTTCAGATAATAAAACAAATCAACCTGTTAGAGCTTATGTGGTTGAAACAGATGTAACGGATACTCAAAAAAGAATAAATAGAATAAAGAGTTCAGCTGAATTCTAACATTTAACAATATGGATAATAATATATTTAACATTATGATGACCAAATTTAATTTCAAAACTGAAGAACCTGTTCTTTATTTGGATTTTGATGAGGATTCGATGAACGAAGGAATGGACGCTCTATCCTTTGTTGATAAGCCAGCAACTGACATTGAATGGAAGAAGTTTGCTAAACTTGACGAATCTTATGATGACTATCCTAACTCTGCTACAGCAAACGCTTGTAGAGCAATCAAATACAAGGAAAACAACCCCAATTTAGATTGTGGAACTCAAGTGGGTTGGACAAGAGCATCCCAACTTTGTAATAGAAGAAGAATTTCAGTTGAGACAATCGCTCGTATGGCTTCATTCAAAAGACATCAACAGAATAAAGATGTTCCTTATGACAAAGGATGTGGAGGAATAGCATGGGATGCTTGGGGAGGAACTGAAGGAGTTGAATGGGCTATTCGTAAAATGGAAAGAATCAACAACGAACTTCGTATGACCCCATTTTCAAAAGAGGAATTCCAAGATATTAACTACGAAAAAAGAATTGTTACAGCACCTGTGATGTTGGCTGAAACACCAATTTTAAGATACAATCCTGATTTAGGGAAATATTGGGTTAAGTTCAAACCCGAAACCATCGAAAAGATGATGAAGAAATACTTCAAAGAAAACAAAATACATAAGGTCAATACCAATCACGATCCAAAATCAGTTAAGAATGGTGTATATATGATGGAATCGTATATAGTTGGAGACCGAAATAGTTCAAAATTATTCCCTGATTTACCTGAAGGGTCTTGGGTTGCTACATTCTATGTTGATAATGACGAGGTTTGGGACAAAATCAAAAAAGGGGAATATAACGGATTCTCGTTAGAAGGATACTTCATCGAAAAATACGAAGATGATATGGTTGATAAACTTCTAATGGAAATTGAATCTACCTTAACCAGATACGTGGATGAGGATCTAATTAAAAAAAGAATAAAAGAATTACTTAATATTAAATGAAAAACTTTTTATCGACATTTTTGGTCTTCATAGCACCACTTTTTCCATTAGCTCTTATTGTAACATTTGCAGCTCTTATAGACACCTTTGTAGGAAGATGGTATGCTAAACAAAAAGGTGAAATAGTTACAAGTAGAAAAACAAGATTAGGATTGATGAGAAAACTAATAATATACTTCACAGCATTATTATTTTGTTTTTTGGTGGATAAATTTATGATAAATGAAATAACAAGAAATTACATTTGGTTCGATTGGGCTTTTACCAAGTTTATCGCATCACTATTAATTTGGATTGAATACACAAGTGTTGATGAAAAAATTAAATGGATAAAAGGTAAGGGAATTACGGACAGAATAATTGAGTTTGGTAAATCCTTAAAAGCTTTGATTAAGTTCAAGGATGAGGTTAAATAGAACCGATGTATTAAACAAAAAATAAACAAATATAATTAAATGTGATTATGAACAAAAAAACAAGCATTATAGCAAAAATCAGAGAACTTTTTGAAAAAGAAGAATTCTCAACTGATTATACCGCTGCTACAGGTGAAATCATTCGTTGTATGGGTGATGGATTAAGGGTTGGAGAAAAGGTTGTTAATATAGCATCTGAAAAAGAAGCCCCACTTCCTGATGGTGATTACCTTTTAAATAACGGAAAAACTATTTCTGTAGCTGCTGGTGAAATCAAAGCAATAAACGAATATAGAGCCGAAGAAAATATGGGCTCTGCAAAACCTGAACTTATGGCAGATTACACTACTAAAGAACAAAAAGACACTGGTGCAATCGTTGAAAAACCAGGTGGAGAAAAAGACAAGATGGAAGATTACAAAAATGAAATCAAATCCAAACTTGCTGACGGAACTGAAGTTAAAATCCTTTCTAAAGGTGATGCTTTATCTGTAGGTGATGAGGTTATGGTTAAAACTGGTGAAGGGACATTTGTTAAAGCTCCAGCAGGAAGACACGAATTAGAAGGGGGATTGGTAATCTATACTGATGGGAATGGATTTATCAACGAACTTGAAACCAAAGAAACTGAAGACATCGCAGAAGGAGAAGAAATGAAAAAAATGTTTGAGGCTGTTTCTCAATTAACTTCTTTAATCACGGATTTGAAATCAGAAATGGCTGAAATCAAAAAAGAGAATACTGACTTGAATGAGAAATTCTCAAAATTTGCTGCTGAACCATCAGCGGAATCAGTTACAAAGAAAAGTTCGCACTTTTCAAAAACAGCAGAAAAACATAATAAATTAAAGTTTTTCGGACAAAAATAAAAATAAACTAAATAAAACTAATTAAAAATGAGTTTAAACGTAGCAGGCTTAACGGCGTATGTAGATCAAGAGCGTATGGCGTTAATCAAAAAAATGATTTTATCAGGACGTTCAGTTAGATATTTAACAGTTCAGCCAGATGTAAAATCAGCGGCATCTATCAACCTTTTATCTTCCAACTTGATCGCTCAAGCAGGTGGTTGTGGATTTACAAACACAGGAACAACTATCCTTACACAACAAACATTAAATGTGTGTCCTTTAAAAGTTAATGAATCTATTTGTTTAGATACTTTAGAGCAATACTACACACAAGCAATGATGAACCCTGGTTCATATAACACAGAGATTCCATTTGAACAAATCTATGCTGAAGAGAAAGTTTCACAAATTTCTTCTTTGATCGATGATTTAATTTGGAAAGGTAATACTTCAACAGGTGTTGGAAACTTAAACCTTTGTAATGGTTTCATTAGATTGGCTGATACAACTTATTCAGCTTCTACAGTTGATGGTAATGTTTCTAACGCAACGGCTATTACAGCTTCTAATATCATCCAATTAGTTGATGACGCTGTGAATGTAATTCCAGCTAATATCATCGATATGGATGACCTTTACTTGTATTGTGGTTATGACTTCTATAGAAGTTACGCAACAGCCTTGAGAAATGCGAACTTATTCGCTTATACAGGAGCTGAAGATCAAGGTGAATCTTTCTCACAGATGGTTCCTGGAACTAATGTAAGATTGATCGCTGTTAAAGGTCTTAACGGAACTAACAAATTCTTTATCTCTTCAAAGTCAAACCTTTATTTTGGAACTGACTTATTGAATGACTATGAGAACTTTGAATTGTGGTATTCACTTGACAACCAAGAAGTTAGAATGGCTTCTAAATGGAAACAAGGTGTAAATGCAGCGTTCTGGGATTATGTTGTATATTTCAAACTATAATCTAAAGGATTAAAAAAACTTAAGGGGTGAAAGTCCCCTTTTTAAAAATAAACTAAAAACAAAAACAAAATATTATGGCATTTAATTGTAATTTGAATGACGGTTATTTATTAGGTTGTTCATCAATTGGAGGGGTCGAGAAAGTTTGGATCGGTGAGTGGGTTGATAATGTTGTAGTAGCACAAGATTCTTGTGGTATTATCACAGGTATTACCACAACTGGTTTAACTGTATATTCGATAGAACAAGACATCGAACATGCGGGATTAGTTCAAACAGGAAACTACTCAAGAGAAAACGGAACTGTATTCTACGAATCAGTATTAAGTATTAAGTTGATCACTTTGGATTGTAATGTAAGAAACAGAATGATTGAACTTGGAAGAGCACCACTTTTCGCAGTTGTTAAATCTAATGCGGGTGATTATTACTATTTAGGTCTTGAATCAGCTGGTAGAGCATCTGCTGGTGAAGCATCTGTTGGAACATTACTTGGAGATATGAATGGTCTTAACCAATCAATTTCTTGGAAATCAGCTAATGGAGCTTACTTAATTAACGGAGCTTTAATTGGAACTACTATTACTGTAGCTTAATAAGGACTTACCTTACTTGAATCCCCTTATCATTAGATTTGGGGATTTTTTTTCTTAAATATTGAAACTTTTTAAAACTTTGATATATTTATATGTAAGTGATTGGTATGAATATTTGAATGAAGATTAAACCCCCTGTAATAAGGGGGTTTTTTTATACCCATTTTTTTACACATAAAACAAATATAGTGAAAAAATATTTAATTAAAAACTATGATTAGTATTCCAAATTATACAAGTTCATTAACCCCATTCACTTTAAAGGAAAAAACTACATTTCCATTAAGTGCTACAACATATATATTACAGTTGAATGGTAAAGAATTACACGATGAGACCTTGTTATTTTTGACTGGTGACACTACTTTGAATGTGGATAGGTATAACTATTTCCCAATAAATTTAACTCCTTATAATTTGGTTGTAGGTCAATATGATTATACTGTATGGCAGAATACAGGAAATACACTTTCCACTTCAGCTTTAACAATAAACGATGTGGTTGAAACGGGATTAGCAACAATCTATGGAACAGCTCAATCACCTAAACCTGTTTATACAGCAACAGGTCAAACACAATATG